ATATTACGTACCTATGATGCAATACCATACGTCGTTGTCGTCCTTCTTGCAAACAACAACCTTGTCATCATCAACGACATGATCCGATCCATTGTTTCCTTTCAGGTTTGCACTGGTACTAAACTTAAGCGTAGTATTGCCACCGTCGTTTCCTCTAATCCAAATTTCCTGTCCGGTGCTAGCACCTGCAAAGTTAGTTAGATCAGTAGCCACGGTGTTATTAGTCTTAAAGAAAGTGCGTCCCTGAACACTGGGAGTTGCCCCAGTGGGAAGATTGGCCGAAGTGCCGCTTCCTATCGACATGATTCTTACAGGACCAAGTTTGCTTGTATCGTCACTCCTTACAAACTCTGGAGGAGTAACGGGGTTAACTTCAATCTGGAACCTGTTAGACGATGTAACTCGCTCAACCCAATGGTACACGGTACTTGCAGCATTTGTAATGCCATCTACCGTGGCGTCCATTACGGATCGAATAGGACTAATTACGTCAGGAGTTCTCAAATGTCCAGTAGGCTGACTATTGGACATAGTTTTGAATCCGCTAATAGACAGCGGTGTATCAAAAGTAAACTCGCTAGCTATTGTTCCTCGAACATCAAGATTCAGGTCGGCGTAAAGCAGGGTTGCATTAGGTCCAAACTCAATTCCAGTATTGCCAATCGACGCTGCGTTGTTGCCTTCAATGGAGAGCTGACCAAACAAATTCCTAAGCGTGCCATCACAGTACCAGCCTACGCAATTATTCTGCCCAATAAAGATCTTTACATCAATAAAGGCGCCTCGATAAAAGCTAAGATCTGTGTCCTGATAAATACCATAAACGCCAGTGCCAATATCGTTGGCTTGAACAATTGATATTGAGACATTGCTCAGCATTGTTGAGGCCATAGAATTAGAGGAGCTGCCACTGTTGATTGCGTTAATTCCCCTAGTGCAATCTCTAATATTAAGATTTATAAGGGATGTGGCTTCTGTCCACCACAGAAGATTCTCTAGCTCAACTGCGTGCTTAAGGTTCTGGAAGAAACAATTAGAGACAGTCTGATGACTTGCATCCACCAGCTTTACGCCAGTGCCTGTCTTGTTATTACCCCCCTTAAACTGCCAGCCGTTAATGACGTGCATTGGCCTAGTAGGACCAGGATCTAAGCTTATAACAAAGCATGGAACATCTGCGTCGAGAAGGATCTCGCTACCACTGCCATACAAATGAATAGTCTTATCACTAGGGAGGGTAATATTGCCAGTAGCAATCCTAAAGGGGCTGGCGTTGCCAGACGCAATAACGGTATCACCTTCTTCCGCTGCAGCAATGGCGTCTATAAATGCCTGAGTATCGTCAGTAACCCCATCGGCCTTAGCACCGTAATCCATTACGTTGATAAGCCTTGTATTAACCCTTTCGTACTCGGTGCCGTTATTAATGTAAAGGCCGTTAAACTTGTTGGCTCCGTCGTGCAGGCCAAAGAGCTGCCACTTGTTATAATCAGTTACTGCCGGAAGTGTAGTGCCGTTAGACCCCTCCCAAATAAGAGAAACGTCCTTGCTGATCCTAACAGAATCTACGTTATAGACAGTGGACTCATCGTTACGGCAAACCTTTATCCTGTACTCGCCGTCTCCGTAGAAACTTACAAACCCTCCGCAGTCGCCAACAATAGGCTGAGAAATAACATTCTGCTTTTCCGGGTCAGTCCAAACCGTAGCAGGCGTTGTAGTGCCTGCGTCATAAACATAAACCTTGGGATTCTCTACAGTCCCATCGGCATCAATAATTTGTGCCCACCATGCCTGGGCCATACCCTCTGCCATTTATTTACTCCTGTGCCTTTAGCTTTACTTGTTAGGAAACTTTGGGACTGTTCTCCAATCCTGATTAGACAATGGCGAAGTCTTCCAATCGTCCTGGGCAAAAACATTAACCGGAATAAGATCAGTCTTTGCAAAGACAGATTGATACAAATGATTTTTACGCCTATGGGGCCTGATAAAATTATCATAGCCCTGTATATAAGCCAGCTTATTAAGCGGCTTGTAAACAGTGTGGGGAGTAAAGACAGACTCAACAATAAGTCTTCGCTTCCTAACTATTCTATTGTTTGAAGAAATCGACACCTGTTTTCAGCCTTTTCCAATCGGCGGCGAAAGTCTTCGCAACCGTAAACTCTGGCCCGTGTTTCGCACGGACCACAAATATCATGTGAACAAGCAAGGCAAAAGCCGTAGCCAAGGTCGCCCTCGAACTCCGGCTGTGTTGCACTCGTGACTACAATCCTCATGCAGTGCCTGCAAGTGATAGTGTCACATTCAACTGTCTTGCCTGCGCCAGATAGTGTAATGTATCCAGCCTTGTTAGGAGTAATCATATTACTCCGTAAACAAGAACGTGGCTACGTACTCCTGACTTCCTCCGCTAACAGAGTCGGTCTTAATTGCGACTCCATCGGCAGCCCCAGTAGAATCAACAGTGATCCCCTCTTCGGGCAGCGTCTGCCAACGGAAAGTTACCTGAGCATTCATACCAAACTGCAGGTACGACCCAGTAGCTGCGGGCTCTACGGTAAAAGTCTTGGCACAGGGCGTGCTCGCCGTAATACCCGAAGTCGAAAGCTCGGTGGGCGTAACTGCTGATCCTGTTCCTGCAGTGCTGGTCCTATACACATTAATGGAGGCAGCCTGATCTACAGGGCTGCTGGGCGAACCAACAATAATATCATAAACAGTAGCCTTGCTACCGCTGGTTCCACCCACTCGAAGCATTGTCTTATTAGTTCCGCCAATGACACTTCCAGTGCCAGAATATCTACGAATCATTTCTATCTCCTCATGCCGGGGATTCTCTTAAAAGTAAATCCCTCAAATTCATCCCCAAAGGGACGTTCCTTGGCTATAATTCCTGCGATCTTTGACATTTGCCTAGCCCTAGCACTGTCAGATCTAGCATCATCTATATCCTCCAAGGCAATAGCATGGACGCCCTCGACCAATGCGCTCTGCCAATCCCTCAACATCTTTGCCCACTTTTCGTTATCGTAGTCAATCATGTTGGGATTAGCGTAATAGCGCAAGCGAAGCCCGTAAATCTTATCAGGTGGATAATCCAATATGTATTCGTTATTCAACTGAGAGAAGGCACGAGGACGCCTAGGACTAACCGGATTCTCAATTTCATCCGACTCTTTAATCCACTCCGCATCAATGAGATAAAACTCATCACAAATCATATAAGTCGAAGTAGACTCGGGCTGATTATTTTCGTCCCAATTAATATCAATAACAGCAATGCCAGTACTGTTATCGTAAGAAATAATCTGCCTTAGCTGACCTACACCAAACCCAGATGTAATAAGAATATACGATCCATTAATGTCCGTATCGGTGTAGGTTGTTCCGATGTTTACCGAGGTCGTCGATGGGACGGACGAAACAGTTCCGCTATGGGTGCCATCAATGACTTGTACAGTAAGACCTTCATCATAATCTTCAGGAAGTGCATAACGCCTCTGATTGGGCACAGTTACCGTGGTTGAGGTAGTGTGCAAAACTTCAAAAAGCCCGTCCGCCTTAGCGGCCCGAGCTGAATTAATAATATCATTTACGGCCTCAGGAAACCAATAATCCTTAGCTCTCTTGCAGGTATCAGGATTTACCTGAATACCTGCACGCTTAAGAGCTTCTTCGGTAATTGATTTTATTGTAGGCTGTTTAGGTCGAGCCATTAGTAAATAAGCCTTACCTTAACGCAAATGTTAAGTGAATCATTATTGTTAGGAGATGTATAACGAAATACAATATCGTTTGTATTTCCAGCTCCAAGCGGGTTCGGAAGTCCATTAGAACTCTTGCTCCAATCTCGCTCAGCCCACTGCACCACATCAGCTACATTTTTACTTTCAATAAAATGGAATGTAGAATTTGACGTAGCATCAAACTCAAGGTAGAGTTCGTAATCAGCGGCACCGTATTGATTGAAGACAAATGAATCTACATTCACATGGCTCCATCCAGTAGCCGTAATGCTACTACTGTCAATGATTACTGTCTCGCTAGTATCACCATTATCAGTCTGCCACACCTGGCAAACTTCGTACGACTGGCCGCTATCAGTAAGAACATACTCAGCCAGCTTAGTGTGAGCCGCAAAAGAAGGAAGCACACTCCCCCAAAAAATAGCGCATCCAAGCGCAAAGGACTTAAACAGGGTTGCCATTTTCATCGTAAAACTCCCAAATAATTCTAAGCGGTCCCGTAAGCGGAGGCCGCATTCGTGGTTCTTTGCGCCTCAAAAGTGGCTGGGGGAGGTCGTCGCGTCCCGGCTGGTCAACGTAATAAACGTTATCCAATCCTTTCTGCGAACCGGCCACCCCCGGACTCACTTGTGAAGCATAACGAACGGTGCCCGTCTCGTCAGTGACGAGATGTTCACCGAGCTTGTATCGCCTCCTGCGAGGCATTAACGATCCTGAGCAACCAGTACGTAGTCGATCCGCTGCTCGTAGTCGGTTGCAGTAGTGGCCTTAACCGCATTTGCAAAACCATAACGCTGTGTCGGATCTTCTGGAACATCAAAGGTGTTTACGTGAGAACCGTCAACGAAGACTCGAAGCTTACCGTTGTGCCACTCAAAGGCACACTCAATGTTCTGATCGTTTACGAGGCTTCCAACAAGAACGTCGTTTACTACAGCCCCGCCGTTCTGGCGAACTCTGACCTTCAGGTCAAGGCTGCCCGGAGGGGAAAGAAAGCTCACTTCGTCATTATTGACCTGCCAAACCTCGGCAGAGCCTGCCGGGAAAAGACCGAAATTAACGCCGTGTCCCGCCACATCAATCTTAAATCGCATCTTGAAGAAAGTGCGCTTGGTATTCGTAAGCGACACAATCTGCTTAGCGTCAGTGCCAGAAGTCTGGCCCGACCACGCCATCTGGTACTCATCGTCCGCCGACGTTCCAGCGGACTGTCCGAACACACAGGTGCCGTATCCATCATTACCTACTTCGAGGAGGTAGGTGGGGGCGCCTGTCGTGTTGGTACCGTTGGTAACATTCCAGTCGTTCGCCCGAACTTTAACAAAATCGTCCCAGAAGGTAAAGGTCTTACTCGGATCTGGGCTCTTCATATTTCCAAGGACATTATCACCGTCTACATTGGTGAGGCCCTTGGGGAAACGTGTAGATGACATATTTCTCTCCTTTCTTTGCGCTCCCGAAGGAGCGCCCCCGAAGGGGCGCTCAGACGGAGAGGTTCAGGGGGTGTCTCTAAGACCACGCCCCCCTAGTTAATTACGCGCCCGGCGAAGCGTACATTCCGTACCAATCCTCGAAGCCCGTTCCCCACCGTGCGGTGAGCTTGGCCTTCATGTTATCGGTATCGAAATCGTTGTCCGTATCGAAGTCCGGGGTACGACGCCAGTTGAACAGCAGGTAGTGGCGGTCACACTGCACGAACCACGCATCCGGGTCCGTCAGGTAATTAACCACGTTCTGCTGCAGGTAGCCGTACGCAGCGTTGATGGTGTTGTTTGCCGAATCCGGGTCACGCTCCGTCTTCAGGATACGCTTGGCCGTCCAGTCAAGCTCCTTCGGAACGATCAGGGTCGTCGGTCGCATATTGACCTTCTTGCCCCGGTCGTCAACCCAGCTAGCAATATCAATGTCAGCCTGCTCCAGCGAAGTCTCCGACAGGTCGGAGTCAACACTCGGACGGTTAGAGGCGGTGCCTCCACCCGGCAGCGGGTGAGCCGTCGAGAAAAGCTGCTGACCGTCACCACCCACGAAACCACCGGTGAAGCCGTTGTTCAGGATGTTTGACGCATCCGTCTCAACCGTCTCCTTCAGCGAGCTAGCAAGCCCACTCGGAAGCTGCGGGATGATGTTGTACTGATCGTCCTCTCGGATGATGCGGCTGACGCGGAAGCCCTTTGCGAACTCACGCGGCGTAATCGTCACATCAAATCCCGAAGGGGGATCATCGTAAGAAACCGGATCGCCCTCAAGACGCTCCGAAACCAGACCGAACGTACCCACGCGGGCATACGTCTCATCGCTCTTCGTCGAATTTTCGACTCGGAGGTAGGTCGTGTACTGCTCGTTGAAACGAGACAGCTCATTAAAAAGAACTCGCCGCAATCCATCTGTTACGAGATACGGCTGATTTGCACTAAAAGTAGCCATTTTACTTCAATCTCCTATTAGATGAACTCAACGCGAACTTTGTTGTTCGCAAGTGTAACGTCGTTGTCCGGTCGATCAATCATGTCAGTAACGCGGCAAACGCTACCGCCAGCCGAACTTCCGTCCAGCTCGATCCCGCTCTGCTCGGTCACGGTGTTGTCCGCCCCGACCACGAGGTCGTAGCTCTGTCCACGAACGTCGCCCGTGATGCTGTTGTCATCACTCTGGATTTCGCAGGTGATGTCGCTGAGCTTGGTGCAGACCTGAATGGACTCACCAGCGGCTCCGCCGTTCATCGCAATGCCCTTGCTGAGAATGCTGGCTGTAATAGGACCAGCATCGCGTGTCACAGTTCCATCCGTATTAACGTCCACGACCGCACCTTTGTAGATCGTAGCGCCACTCACCACTCGCGTAGTAACGAAAGGCTCGGACGACGGAACCTTAGACTGAATCTGGGTAAACCCAGAAGGAATGTCTCGATTTGCCATTGTCAAATCTCCTTGTCTAAAATTTAATGTATCGTCAGTAGCCCTGACCAGCGCAGCGATTAGGGTTCGCAGGCACCCCGCCGAGATTTTAGGTCCATCTCGTAAGACCACAGAGGCGTCAAGGACTAGACGCACTAGTCCCTTCAGCCCCCTAACTATTTGTAATTTAAGGCTTTCTACCCATTTTGTCAAATGGGCTCTTAGCCGTACATTTCCTCGAATGCATCCTCGATGATAGCAACTTCCTCCCTCTTGATTGTCCGAGGGATTCTCTCGCCGGGAAAAATCAGCTTAGCTTTGATTCCCCCACCCATCTGGCCTGGCGGGCGTTTACACCCAAGCATAATCGCCTTGTCAATAATCGAAGAAGTCTGTGCTGCGGTGCGGCTACGAATGTAATGCTTATAGGCCGCAAATTCCTTTTTCGGCATTTTAATGATAATCAGCTCATTTCGCTTACAAACAGAAGATCCGTCAGAAATAGTAACTTCAGACGGAAGCCGATTATCCTCTACGAAATCCGAACTCTTTGCCACAACCCAGCCCATGTTCAGCTTATCATTAAGCTTGTCCTCTCGGCACAGGCGGAACTGCCAGTTGGCCCTGACCGAAGGCTTGGGGTTAATTGCAAGCTTGTCGATCTTGAATGTGCCAAATGCGTTCTCGGGTTTAGTTGCCAGCCCGGTAAGACCCTTGTGGGGCCTGACCTCATCGTCAGTAGCGACCGGATCAATCTCGTCACCCTGGTTTACAAAAGGCCCCGGAGCCTTGGCCGCAGCCTCCTGAGCCTGCTCGTACTTCTCCTTAGCCGCCTGACTAAGACGCTTGTGTCCTTCTTTTTCACTAGCCATTAGCTAATCTCCTTCTTGAGCGAAGCCTCGACTTCTTCTCTTGTTACCTTGAGGTTAGGGAACATACGCTGATACTCGCGCCAGTCCTGATCTGAAAGCACCCTGTTGGTCTGCTTCTTATTGACGGGCTCTGGCGGCGTAGCTTCCGCAACGGAAGAGGCAGCTTCAATAGCTGCTTCGCGCTGACTTGCCACTACATCCTGACCGGCCTTTTCGATTTCCTCGAAACGTCTTGCCTGAACGTAAAATTCATTGATTGGATCTTTACTTGATTCAATCACCCCCATCATCGTAGGGCTCTTCTGGAAACGATTCCAGTACTTCTCATGCAGTTCAGCAAAATCATCCGTATCGTTTTTCATCGACTGAAACCTAAGCTCAGCCAAACGATTTTCGATTTCCCAACTCATGCGCTGCTCAGTAGATTCCATCTTCTTAGCCCAGTATGCATTAATCTCATCGACAGAGGCACCCTCTCCCGGATGCTCAGGCTCGGGCTCTACCTGCTTTGACTTAAAGGCTTCGATTTCCTTCTTAAGCTTCTGGTTCTCTTCGTCTGCTTTCTGAACCTTACCACGAAGCCATTCGCGTTCGCCAGTAAGTTGAGCGAAACGCTTATCAAGGGCGCTCTTTTCCTCCACCTGCTCTGTTACTTCAACTGTTTCCTCCGTGGTGCTTTCCGGGACAATATCGCTCCCTTCCAACATCGTAGGAATTTTATTATCATTCTCCTGCGACATTACTAATCCTCAGCTTTACGTTTTTTAGTTCATCGTCACTACATACAATAGCAAGAATGTCTTCATCGGTCATCAGGTATACGTCGTCGTACTCACCAGCCATTGAGCTAGCGAGGGGGATGTTCCGCTCCACCCCCTGTCCAGAATACCTACCAAACAAAACTTGATCGCCTATCATAATAGTGCCACAAACAGTTTCACCAACGGCAATAACGGTACCAATAAGGGCGTGATCCTTTGCCTTCTCAGGCAAGAAAATGCCACCCTCAGTCTGCTCTTCCTTCATTCGCCTCACTAGCAGACGACTGCCAAGCGGTACAATATTTACCATGTTAATCATCCTCCATGCGCCAGACCTGACTCCAGAAGGAATCAACTCCATCGACTCGTCCGGCCTCGAAAGCGGCTTCGTAGTTAGATCCGCTTTTGACCTGCTTTAGAATTTTAATTTTAATATCTTCCTGTAGCTCTAGGCTAGCTGCTCTAAGCCAGGAAGTAACTGGGTGTTCAAGCCATTCCTGAACCGCCCCCTTGCTGGGAACCTCCATTTCCTCCTCCTGTAATTTGGTTATTGGCTATAAACATAGCCTGTGCATTCTGAAGTCTAATAAGCTCTTCGGTTTCCTGCTCAGCCAAGGCTTCAGTCATAATGATGTGATTCTGAATCCTCATCTTCTGTTCCGCATCAAGCCTTGCAAAATCTTCCGTTCTGACAAAAGCAACGTGCCTGGAAAGATGCATTACGTGATCTTCGCCTCGCTTGGGCATTACCTCTTCCCCTTCAATCAGAAGCTGAAGTTCCTCTTCCGGGGGAAGGGAAGGCTCCGGCGCACTGGGCAGAGAATTAATAATATCGCTACGCTCAAACTCTACGAGGAAGTTTTCAAGCCCCTTTCTCATTGCAGCAAAGTTAGGCGGAAGCATACCCTGCATTCCAACCACCAACGGGTTTTGCAGCATGGTGTTCATAATTGTAAGAGCTTCGTTCTTACGCTCTATCGGACTTGCAAACGCTGGATCGCCCGTAGGTTTAATATCATACTTGCCGTTAAGGTTGTCAGGCGACAGCTTTTGGAAATCAAAAGCCGTTGCATCTGTTCGGCCAACAACGCGAAATGTTTTTTCATTGGTAAGGAACATGGCGTTAAATTCAAACAGCAGGCGAAGCTCTCGCTTAAGAGAACGAAGAACGCGCTTAGTCAGAACAGAGAACTGAGTCAATCCCTGCTCAATTCGCATCTGCGTACCTGAAGCCGTGGGCTCCCTGATGCCCTTCTGTCCTCTGCCCTGCAGCTCTTCGGCATTGGAGGAAATATCCTGACCAAACTTTTCCGTCTGCTGCATTAGCGCAATAATCGAATTGTCCAAGCCAGGGAGCTTTATTTCTCTGACTTCATTAACGTCGCTAACCTGGAGGCCAACCCCCGGACGTAGCTGAAGGTTACGCCCCTTGAGGCCAGCTCCTCGACCATAAAGGATAAAAGGTGTGTTAGAGAGTCTACCAGAATCAATAGCAAGATTGTAGATTGTGTTTTGGATATTATTGAGCTGATGGAGAAATGCTCCATAACCAAACGAATAAAAGCCCTGCGAATTTGGAATAAAGTGGTAATCAATCCAGTGGTGTATCGTCTTTCCATTTGGCCCCTTTCTGCTAACCAACCTCAGGATTTCCTGATTAGGTACGTCAACTGTAATAGTGTATGGCTCCCGCTTGGTATCACCAAACTCGGGAATCTTCATAAGAACATGGGCCTCAAGAACAGTGTTACGATCAACGCTTTCGTCCTGATACATCGGCGGGTTATCGCCTGAAAGCTCATCGGAAGTCTCTGTAACAATGCTGGTATCTTCTTCTTCCAAAAACATTCCAGCGGGCTTCAAGTCTTTATTATTCTGATAATCAGGATTCTCTAGAATGTCGTCCAGATTCATTCTGAGTCGCTGAGTAATACGAGGGGACTTCTCAATGCAGGAACATCCATAGGGAACAAAAACATCTACTGTAGGCACATTGACTACGCGAGGTCTTTGCTCATCCTTAAGCCATGTAACCTTACGCCAAACCGTTCCAAACGTAGCGAGTTCATGCAGGCTTTTGTCAAATCCCTCTTCCCACTCTTCCATCTCCGATGAAATCTGCCAGTTCATAAAATGCTCTACGATCCGAGCATTCTTAACGTCATTCTTTTCTACTGGTTCAATTTTGACAACTTTAGAGTCTGGAGTGGTGACGATGGAGGAATACGCCCTAGCAGAGAACGAAAGTACAGCGGACGCAACGATGGGGGTACAAACATTTGCACCTCCTTCAATCGCTGGGGTCCGATCAAGTGGCTCACAAATACTGAGCTTGTAGTATTCATCTAGTTTTTCATCCCATTCGAGTCGAGCGTCTCGATCAGCCTTATACCAGTTTGTAATCTGTAACGCTAAATCTTTGTACGCTTCTTCGTCTGTGGACTTCAATTCAGAAGCCCGGTTTACGTTGTGTGATGTTACGTCTGCCATTAGTATCCTCTGCCCTCAGTATCAACTGGGGTGTAGTATCTCTGTTCTTCTAGTATCTCTCCAAAGCTCACCGGCTCATACTGTGGGTTGTCCAAAATAATTCTGTGCATTGCTTCAATAAAGTGATCGTCTTTGTCCCTAGGCTTAGACCTGGGGTTCCGCTCGTCCTTTGTCCTGCCTGCCCATTCCTGCCACGAGTATCTCATTAGCTCATGGTGCAATCCTTTCAGGTCGTCAAAAAACATAAGCCTTGGGGCTATGCCCATTTCCGGGTCCGAGTGCAGCATATCTTTAGTAATGTTAATAGCGTGCATTAGTTGCTTGGACCCAGGTCTGGCATATATTTCGTAATCATTAAATCTATCCAGCAAGCTAATTCCATCTACAGCCGTTGATGCACTGGGGTCAATAAGTCGGTTTCCTTCGATTCTTTCGGGGTCGCATTCAAGTACGTCCCGCTCGAAAGACAGAATCGCGTCACAGAATGGCTGGACCCTGTTTTCTGAGTCCGTGTTTTGAACTTCTCCGACAATAAGCATAACTCCATCTGGCCGTATAGTACCCCATACAGCAACGTGCTTAGTTCTAGGGTGAGGATCAATAGAGCACCACAAAGGCCAATGTGAAGGTATCTTATGGCGAGCAATCCTAAATGAATTTGATTTTCTTGCGTAGCCATTGTAAATAAGTCCTTCAAGCTGAAGAGGCTGTCCATGCAGCCTGACCTTCTTTTCTTCGTCCGTTAGATTCCTAGCCCACTGATCCTTTGCCTCCTGACTGATATGCGGATTATCCGCAAGATCAAACGTATAGCAAGGTATGTCGTCTCTGCAAACAAGATCGTCATACAGCCACGGCTCTTTGAGTGGCGTGCACGCAATCCAGCATCTACCCCCACGGTCAGTCAATCCACGTTGCAACGCAATAAAGATTGCCCTAGGGGGCGGCTCATCAAAAGCAACATAGTCCCAGTCACCGCCCTCAAACAAATCTACTGATTGGTCGTAGGACATAAACACCAAGCGAGATCCGTTTGTTAGTCTGATCTCAGTGATAATGCCTTGGGCATTTCTTCTAGGCTTCCCCTCGATCGCAGTCTTAGGTAACAATCCAGGCACACCTTGATCTGGGTTCCCGAGGAGCTTTGGTACCAGTATATCCTTAATCGCGGTGCCAAAAGACTCTCCGACGATGACCCCCTTTGAAGGTGTTTGCACTTCCACCCTATAATTTTCATCTTCCTCCGAGAGCCACGGTCTGTATCCGAGCGCGTGCGCCACAACTTCCGCCATAGACACATGAGTTTTCCCACTTCTGTTCCCTCCGAATACGACTCGCGTCTGGCTCTTGTCGAAAAGGAACTCCTCCTGTTTAGGGTGGGGCTCAAAATAACGAATAGATTCCTCTTTCTTCCTGCGAGCCCGCTCCTTCTTTATTCTTTCAAGGGCAGACAGGAGGTGTTTAGCCTCCTGAAGCTCTTCTCGTATTTTACTTTCGTTTTCCACGAAGTCGCGCCTGCTTTGCTTTAAGCATTCGCCCCTCTTTGGTCCGCAAATCTACGCGGGGGGCGCCGAGAACTGCGTCTTTGGCCTTCTTCTTGGCCTTCTTGGGTTTATCTTTACCCTTTACCTCCCAGGAAGCTACTGTTCGGGTGTTACCTCCAAACAATTCCAGGACAATATAGGTGACAACCGCCATAAATAGCATAGGCATAGTCTATTCTCCCTCTACCGCAGCGCGGTAAGTTATTGATATTGTTAATATAATGCACATTTTTGCCATGTCCGTACAAAAAAGATTAAAAACTTGGATTTAGGTATTGTATTTTGTCTGAAAATATGCTATTTATATTTCTTTTTTTACCGTTTTTTGTTTTTTATTGAAAGGGGTTATGTATACGGCGCGAGTCTGCGAGCGCCACTACGTGATATACGGCGCACTATGTCATAAATTCATAGTCTTTTTGCGGGGGATCTCCCGTATGGGTCCGATATATATAATACATTTGGAACCCTCGGGGGGGGGATTGCCCCGTGTCCATTTTATCACGTCTCCTCTGCCTGCTGCAACCACAAAATCTAGTGGTCTAGGGCTGCCACCCCACACTATATCTAGTTTTCCCTTGACACCCATCATTATAACGCGAGAGGAACGTCAAGTGCAAAACAACCCCTTTTACCCTTGACCCATCCTGCGCCATATAAGGTAACGCGCAACGCGTTCATCTTACGGGGAAAGGGGAAAGGCGAAAGTAGGGGCGAAAGTGCACACTTCCGAACAAAATTGTTCACAATTGTGTACAATAGAACGTGTTCTATTTACACTTGAGTAACGATTTCAGGTACTTACAGGCTTGGCACGCAGCCTGCAACGTCTGGGGCGACGGCGACGATTCCGACCGTACCGCGCTCTGGGGCTATGTCCCCGCTGCGCCATCTAGCTAGCAGGCTACGGCCGAGCTACGGGTGTGCAACTGTACGCGGGAAAACGTCGTGGTGTACAAGCGTGTCCATTTGTGGGCATGGGGAGTACAAATGTCCAACTTCGCTTGGACGTAGGAGTATCCACATGGCATCAAATGGTATCTGTAGGCACAAGTTTGTAACCTTGTTTCGCTCTGTTGGGCCGAAATGCGCCTATCTGGATAGGGTTCGTCAATGCTCATGGTGCGGCTGCACCGTGTCCGTTCGAACCTACCAGCGGGACGCGCAGGCTCAAGGGTGGACAATCAAACCGGTCCGCACACGCAAACGCTCGCGTCCGATTCGTGAGACTGCGCCAAAACAGGCTGAGCCTGTTCTGGGACAGACGGGTACGGGTCTTATGGGTGGCTTCATGCTGAATAATGAGGTCAATCGCAAGGCACGAATGCGTCCGTCTGCAAGGGTAACGATTCGCCGTAAGTAGCCCCTAGGCTACCCTCGGCTTCACCCCTTCCCGTGCTCACAAATGGACTCGCTTGTACATCCTTGCTCATACTCGTTAGGCATGAGTGATGCTATTGCCCGTCCGTGTACACACCCACAATCTACGTAATTGTGCGTAGGTGGGTAGGAACCAGCCGCCTCTGCGGTATGGCGTACACGCCTCTGGACTGAAGGGGACACCGTATGGTGTGAAGCGACAATGCAGACGCAGCGCATATGCGCCTAAGCCGAATATAACCTAGAGAGGGTATTTGATTTAGCGGTATCCCCGCGTTCCCCCTTCAAAGGGTATGTGCTCGTAGTCACGGGATTATTCCTTTCCCTGTTGCCTCCTAAGGGCAGCGGTAGCGGCTGGAGCGACCCTCCAGTGCTGCCCGCTGTCCTGAGGACGGCGGCGCGGTCCCCGCTCTAAGATGGGTCCGCGTCGAACCGTCCCGTCTGCCCCGGTCGTCTAGCGACCTAGGACGCTGGCCCTCTCAGGCCAGAGACACTGGTTTGAATCCAGTCCGGGGCACCACCTTGAGGCTCGCGTGCTGCATTGGGCAGCGCGCATTGACGGGAGGAAGCAGTATGTTCGACAATCTCATGCGAAACGCCAAGGCGTGGATGGCTAACTGTATCCGCGTGCTCATATGGCTGGCGGTCATTGGGGCATTGCTCCAGAGTCAGCAAGTTACACGCGGCTACGCACCGCGAGCAATCGCGGCCTTCGGCTCCGCGCTCGATTCAGTGCCACTGGTTCACATCCGGTGATCGCCTGATGCCATGTCGCCCCCTGTCGGTGCAAGCACCGGCAGGGCTGCTCCCCGTCGCCTAACTTTTCGAGGCTCGCGTGCCGCACTGGGCGGCGCGCACTGACAGGGGAAAGCAGAATGGACAAAGTAACGGAAATGCCCAAAGGGTATTACAGGTGCATCAACCATTATCAGCAGTTGGCTGTCAACAACATGGTTGGACATTACTGCTCGGTCGAGTATGTAATGAACATATACTCCAAAGAATCCAACCACGTCTCCCTCCTGCCCGCTAAGCATTGCGCGGGATTAGGGACGCAATCACACATTGATGATGCGTAACGCAACCAACCGTCTCCCCCTGTCGGTGCGAGCACCGGCAGGGCTGCTCTCCTGTCTCTTGATTTCCTGAGGCTCGCGGACTGCGTTGGGCAGTGCGCATTGACAGGGGAAAGCAGAATGACAAATAAGAAAAAGGTCACTGATTGTGTCGGGAGAGTTTTCGAACTCCTGAATCAGAACAACACTTACGTCCATAGCTGGAGTGAGTGCACTCTGTCGGAGCCCGAAAACTCGTCTGGAGATGGCATCTACGATGTCAAAATCAACATCTTTCTGGAGCAGTTGGGTCCAAACCACTGGCGTCTGAAAGATGGCGAAGCCACTCGGATTTCCTCGGCGTTCTTGCCCGCAGGATATTACAGGGTCATCTTCAACGACCACGAATGGCTGGTCAACGCAAAGACCGGAGAATACCACTTGGTCGAGTGGGATTCGGAAAACGGTCATCACTGCGCAGGCGTGCCTTTCGACATCTCGTGATGCAACCAACTGTCGCCCCCTGTCGGTGCAAGCACCGGCAGGGCTGCTCTCCTGTCTCAGATTTTCTGATCTCGCTGCTGGCATTGGGCTAGCGGCATAACAGGAGGAAGGGAAATGCAATATCAATACTGTATCAAGGTAAGGCAGATTGTGCATCCGTACACAGTGCGGGACTATGTACCGCCCGACGAACCGTCCGTGTTTCTGACTGAAGACGCCTGGATTGCCAGCGATCTTGCAGCATCACTCAACAGTAGCGACTCTGAAAACGAGTACTACAGACAGCCCTTCTTCCCAGAAGGCGACGAGTCATGGCGAGAGCGTGAGCGCAAGCGAATCCAGCACTTCAAGAAGCACGGTGCGCAGACTCGGCTGTACATCATGGACTTGTTGCGGGAGCGATGTCCCGAACTGGCTGCAAGAATCCCTGAGTGGTCATGCCCTTGGGTAGACGTTACTCATGGTGCTGACGGCACGGCTCATGTTCATTACTTCAATGATCTTGAGAAGTGTCGCATGGACGCGGAGACTAACAGTCGGCTCGGTCGCTACCTTCACAAGGTGTGTCAGGATGCTGACTTGGATGAGATTTCCGAATCTGACCAAGACTGCATCGCCGCGCAGATCACGCTTCACGGCTGCCGTATCGAACTGTTGACCGATGCCCATGAGATCGAGGAGATGTACCTTCATTCAGAGGAGATGGGATTCGGCGCGTGCATGAGTCATGAACGCGGCGAGTACGTATACTGTCTGGATGACGATTCACACCCGGTCTGGGCGTACGCCAATTCGCCCAACATGGCGGTGGCTGCGCTGTATCGTGGCAGCAGGCTCGTGGCCCGAACAGTCGTCCGTACCGACAACCAGGTTTACGGCAAGATCTACGGAGATCAATACCGTATGGCCGCGGTGCTCGAAAAAGACGGCTACCGACGATGGAACGCCTCCGACCCGGAGCGTAGTTTCGCTGGTGGTAAGCTAACCCACCACGTACTGCGCGACAGCGACGAGGGTGCCGTCATGGTTCTGGCCCCATACCTTGACGTAGCTGAATACGTCAAGGAAGAGGACGGCTGGCTTGTGATCTGCGGTCCCGACGAGAAGTGCAACGCTGAATGCGTTGACGATCCTGTCACTTTCCATGCCCGTGGCACCGATGGTGCTGCTCGTCGCACTTACCAGTGCACATCGTGCGGTGATACTGCTTACTGGAACTACGAGCCGTATAGCTCAAGTCCAGAAGCACCGCTCGTAGTCGATGGCGATTACTACTGTTACCACTGCTACCGTGACAGATTTTTCGGTTGCATCATATGCGACGAAGAAAAATACAAGTCGGAGCGTGCCAGTGCTAACGGTAGCATCAGCTACTTCGGCTCGGGTCGAGAGGCACCCCGCTCCAGTGGGGGTCACTGTAGTCAGGATGTCTGTAGATACTGCGCAGAAGACTACAGTGCGTGCGAAGAATGCGGAATCGGCGTCCCCTGTGACGCACTCTGCGATCATGTCATTGGTGCCGACGGCACAAAACTACAGGTGTGCGAAGCCTGCCTGCGTTACGGCAAGAAGTACGTTTCGCTGGAGCATTCAGAGAAGGGATCATGGTATGCCACGGCACACCCCGGTGTGCGCTGGGATACTGCAAACTTCCGTTACTACCTCAAGCCTGAAGCAGCAGAGCTAGAGGCAGCAGCGGAAACACTGGTCAAGATCTCTGTAGACACCGCCTAAACAACAAGGCGCAAGGAGGTCCAACATGGGACAGAAGGGTAAACTCAAAAAAATATGCCGTATGCTAGAGTACAAACGGCCTCACGGATCTGACTCTGAGTTTGCGTTCATTCGCAGATTCATTGACGTGGTTCCCGGTATGCAGCGCGACTCGTTTGGCAATAGATACATCCGGCTCCCGTTGAGAGATGGCACGCAGTCGAAAGTGATGTGGTCCGCACACACTGACACCGTACATCGTGGCGACGGCAAGCAGATTGTTGACATTGACCGACACGGTTACATGACATTGCCTGTCGATTCCGGCAGCAATTGTCTTGGCTCTGATGATGGCGCAGGTGTCTACATCCTGTTGTCCATGATCTACGCGGGAGTGCCAGGCTTGTACATCTTTCATCGTGGCGAAGAAGTAGGCGGGTTAGGCAGCGAGTACATCTCGCGCAACACGCCCGACCTACTCAGTGGCATTGACTATGCTATCGCTTTTGACAGAAAGTTGTACAAGTCCGTCATCACTTACCAAGCAGGTTATCGCTGTTGCTCTGACCAGTTTGTCAAAGATCTAGCAGGTATGCTCGCCCCTGCACTCCCTCTGGAGTGTGACGACGGCGGTTCATTCACTGACACAGAGAACTACACAGATCTCGTGCACGAATGCACCAACATCTCTGTCGGTTACGAGCGACAGCATACACCGCTAGAAGTACTCGACACCGACTATATGTTTCGTGTCGCAGATACATTCATCAAACTGTTTGACGAGACTCGTCTTACGGCGTACAATGAAGCAGGACAAGGTAAGTACGACACCCTGTACGGTATCGACTACCACGGTCGCTACACCGATGGCTTGTGGGGTAATTACAGCAACTACACCGCAAGCTACAAGGAGTCTGACCTCGGTAGCACTTACCTTGCACCAGACAGGGAAAAGATAGAGAGCGATACTCAAGCCGAACTCAACTTTGCGTTCGGCGTCGAGCAGCTCACGGATCTCATCAAGTCTCATCCGGCAGAAGTTGCCGTGTTCCTCGACGAGCACGGTTTCTCTGCCGACGAGATCGAGCTTGAGATTCACATGATTCGACAGTTAGTGGAGGACTAAGATGAAGAAAACCAGAGCGGAGGGAAGGAGAGTGATTGTCAGAGATGAACGGTGGGAAGTGCTCGGCGGTTCCAACGAAGAGCTACGACGCACTGTAGTTGTTAATGAAAACGACAGAACGTACAAAATGTGCGAAGCCTCGGACCCCGTTACCGCAGACCAGATAGCGCGTCTTCCTACCTTGCTTGACAAGGCAGAAGACTTGCTTTGGAAACTGCGCAACGTGGTCGTACCAGAAGAAGCGTCCGACGCATGGCTTACGCTAAGCACACTGGTTCTGTACTACAGAAAAGGTTCGGATCTCCACGGATCTGACACATCTCCTTCGGAGTACCTGAAGGACGTAATCGAACTGGCAAAAGAGAGAGGATAATGACAAGATTTATCTCAGAGAGACTAAACGGGTTCACCGTCAAGGGAACCTACGAAGAGAATGACACCGAAAAGATCTGGTCTGTCACTGTCGAAGACGAGTACGGGACTACATTAGCCATGCTTGTCACTGACGACTACGCAACCATCTTGGATTTCTGTTCGATGAAAGCAAGGGATTACTAACTCATGGAACAGAGGGAAGCAACTCAAGAACAAGAGGGATTTGACTGGACAGATTTTATGGAAGGCTATAAATTAATGGCCTGTCATATAATCCGTGATCGTTTGCTCGTCTTACGCAAGACACAGCAGACCCATGACGACCAAGCCATGTCCGTTTTTAAGTACGGTAAATGGCAAGAGTCAGTCGATTTCTTCGACGATCTGTCAACTGAGGTTGGCTCATACTTGTGGTGCCTTGAAGTATTAGGCATAGATGAACTCGGATTAGTTATCCGGTCCCACATTATGGACCAGATCAATGAAAGAGGTAGCATCGAGGTGAACCTTGCATTCTTACAAGCCCTATAGAATATATATATTATATCTTTCGGTAGGATATATATATTATATATTATATCTTAACTAGAGAAACGCTTTACGGCCTACTAAGCCTGAGTATACCACAGATATATGTAGGCCGTGTAAAAAACTTTTTAGTACACTCGATACACAGTGTGTGTACAATACAGATCTTGCAGAACAGCAAGTAGGAGGACCAGTAATGGCAGGAATGTGGGATAACGCAAAGACCGAGACAGTGACCGTAGTGTCAACCGGTCAGACCAAGCAACGTAGCTTTACCAAGAGAGAGGACAACTCTCAGGTTGTTTATTACGACCAGTCTATTGTCTTCACTCTCTCCGGTGGAGAGGAGCAGCTTCAGGGCACGTTCCGTTACGGCGAGGGCAAGACTGGGCTTGAGCCCGGTGAGACGACTCAGCTTTTGTGCACCCTGAACAACTATCAGGATTGGGTGCTGAAGCGTCCGTCCGCTGGACAGGGCTTTAACAACGGTGGCAATGGAGGTGGTCCGTCATCTTCTCCGCCCCCTCGGGGTGGCCGACAGGCTGAACCGGTCATGGGTGAGGAGATTGCTCGACGGTTCCTCGTCGAATCGTTCGAGTGCTTCTCGGAGCACGGGCTCGACGCTGAGACTTGTCGTGCTTTCTCTCAGTCGATGCTGAAGTATGTGTGTGACGGCAAGGTAGAGAGGGATAACATTCCTTTCTAATAACACCTAGCGTTGCAGTTGCTACCATACAACTCCGCTAGGTAATGGGCAAGGCAATCATCACATGGGATTGTCGCGTGGTTGAGCCGAGGTTCTTGGGATTGCTCTCCACTGACATAAGTGTAAAGCTGTGGAGGATCAGCTAAAGGATATTAACATGGACTCTCCGCAGATTTTTAATTCAAAAGAATTAGTCGTGCTAACAAAGCACGAAGCACGTAAAATCGTGGCCGCATTCGTAGGCCACAAAGTAAGATCAAAGAAAGAACTACAACAACTAGAAGCAGAGGGTGTGTTTGATTTGATACACTCTCTGTCGGAGGCAAGCAAAGAGTGAAACTCACTAATAAGCTGGGGCTTCATAAAGTATTCAAGAAAGCAATCGAAATGACTGCTCTTGATTATGTCCCAGTCGAGAGAGACTTCGGAGTTACCGAGCTGTTGCAGCCCGCACGAGTAGCGGCACTAATTAAGACGTTCGACTCTTCGCTAGAAGAGGACGCGCATGACAAACGGAACGCCCTGTATGGATCAGCGTTCCATAATCTCATGCAACGAGCGGCTCTTGTTACGTGCGGTACTACTTCCCAAGTAGAGAAGCCGCTGTCAGCAAAAGTCGAAGTCGATGGCACTGAGTACACGATTGCTGGTACGCCAGATCTAATTGAAAATGGCGTCATCACTGACTGGAAAACGTGCAAAGTATGGAAGATAGTTAATCAAGATTTCCTGGAATGGGAACAGCAACTCAATATGTATGCGTGGCTAGCAGATAAAAACTCCTGTAAAATCAATGACTTACAGGTGGTGTCATTCATACTGGACTGGTCGGCTGCTGCCGCTAGACGCAACAAGGACTTCCCGCCTACTGGCGTGGTAACAATCCCATTTAATAAGTGGGACTTGCACCTTACCGAATCTTTCATAAAGAGAAGGGTCCGTGAACACGTCAAAGCAAGGGAGGTACTGCCTCTGTGCACCGACGAAGAGATAAAGAGAAAGCCTACCGTGTATGCGGTAACAAAAGTCGGAGCAAGCAGAGCTACTAAGCTATGCTCTTCGATGGAGGAGGCTCAAGATTTCATTGAGCGTACAGCAAACCAAACTCAAATGGAGATCCAAGTCAGGCCGGGAGAGCTAGTTAGATGTGACAGCTTCCCATGTCCTGCGCGAACTGTGTGTGAACAGTATGCCAGCTACAAACGGACGGAAGAGTAAATTAGAAGAGCTATTCCTGAAGCTATGGAAAAAGCTAGGCGATAAAAGATTCAAGATACAAAGAGAGTATTGCGCGATACCTAATCGCAGGTTCAAGATGGACTTCGCTTGGGTTAAGCAGCGCGTAGCTGTAGAGATACAGGGTGGTACTTACATGGGTAAGTCAGCGCACAATACAGGAAAGGGACTGTCTAGAGACTATGAGAAAAACAATCTAGCTATTCAAAACGGATGGGTTGTTATATACCTAGACTCCAAGGCAATAAACAATTTAGGTAAAGAATCCTTAAACTTAGTAAATGAAATACTCAGACGACGATCAAAAGAAATCAAGCTCAAGAGCTTGGGAACGAAGAAAAGCTTGGTTCGGGAAACAGAGACTCCCGATCAACGCCGGGTCGCCCGGAGGCCCGCACAAAACAACAAGAGAAGATCTCAGAAAAAAACAGGAGGAAGATCTAATTGATGAAGAACTCAATGATTGGCTTCGCTATGACCCTCATCCTCGGGACGACGATCCCGGCGATGGCGAAGGGTGATAGCGACTCAGACTCAGACTCGGATTCGGGTTGGAGTTGGGTGACGACTACAAGTAGTAGTACAAGTACGACTACGTGTATCAAACCTACAACGACTACTATCCGAGACTGTCAATGTGAATATGTTTGCGGTGACTTGAACCTTGATGGCGATGCCACCGTAACGGATGCACTACTGCTTATGCAGTATGCCGTGGAGCTGACTACTCCACCCCTGTGCTTGGTCACTGACCAGTGCGTCGTTGATTAAGAGGGGGGGCTTCGGCCCCCCTTTCTTTTGGAGGACTTATGCAAGATATTGATAACCCTTCGCACTATCTTGAGCGCGGAGGTATTGAACCGAGAGACTTTATCGAGTCAAATAATTTCGGCAAGACCGAAGGAGATGTGATAAAACTAATTACTCGCTACCCTTTCAAAGAGATGCCATACAGAGATCTCTTGAAGGCACTGAACTGCATCCAGTACCTTATCGAGCACCTCGATGAGAAGATGGACTTCTATCTTACGCCTTGGGAAAACCAAGACTTTGAGAAATGGATGGAGCACGGTAGGCCGCTGCCTAAAATATGCAGCGTCGTACCAATCAAGAAGGAGGACAAGTAAATGACCGGCCTGGAAATCTATGGAGTAATTATCCTGCTCCATTTTGCAGGATTTCTTTTCATTAGGGCTGCTTCAGACGCACAAGATAGCGCGATTGCTTTGATTGTGTGGGCTATCATGTGGCCTGTTTTCTGGTTCGTGGTTTTGTTTAACCCCGAAGCATACTTGAAGGAGAGGTAAATGGAAGACGGCATTCAACTGAAGGTGCCGCCTCATTCGTTGGAGGCGGAAGAGTCCATCATCGGTGGATGCTTCCTAGACCCCGATTGCTTTGAGCGCATTGCGGGGCAGGTGTCATACTCGGACTTCTATTACGAGAAGAACGCAGTAGTATTCAGAGCAGTATCAGATCTAGCAGGACTGTCTGAGCCTGTCGATATTGTAACTGTCTCTGAACGCCTCAAGATGAGTGGCGACTTGGAGAAAGTTGGGGGTATCAGCGGACTAGCTGAGCAAATGGAGCGTGCTGTAACCACGGCCAACGTCGAGCGTTATGCCGACATTGTGCGTGAGAAAGCCCTGTTGCGTAGGGCCATACAGCGCGTAGCTGAGGTGACAGATCAGCTTTATTCCACGAGCGAACCCCCTTCCGTTCTGCTCGACAGAGCAGAGTCCGCCCTGTTTGAGATCGGTGGTCGGAAGCAAGACGTTTGCTTCAGTAAGATCGACTCGCTAGTGGTACCCGCTGTCGAAAGACTAGATGAAATTCTAGAGAATCCATCGGCAGTGACTGGACTAGAGAGCGGTTTCGATTCGCTTGATTGTTTGACGGCAGGGTTTCAAAGAGGTGATCTCATCATTGTGGCAGCACGACCCAGCATGGGGAAGACTGCCCTTGTCCTTAACATGGCCGAGAATATATCGGTTCCTCGTAGCTTAACTGAGGCTTCTAGTCATTCAGTAGGCATATTCTCCCTTGAGATGGGCAAGGAGCAGCTCGTGCAGAGAATGCTCTGCTCTAAGGCAGAGATAGATATGTACGATCTCCGTGCGGGTAGGTGCACACCCGACGACAAACGTAGGATTGCGATGGGCAGTGGCATGATAGGGGAGGCTGAGATATTTATTGACGATACTCCTTCCATCAGCGCAACTGAACTGCGGGCTAAGGCTCGGAGAATGGCTAGGTCATCTCGTAATGGCTTGGACCTGATTATCGTAGATTACCTACAGCTTATGCGGGGTGCCGGATCAGAGCAGAGTCGTGAGCAGGAGATAGCTAACATCTCCCGATCTCTCAAGTCACTTGCGAAGGAGCTTCATGTTCCTGTGATAGCTCTGTCTCAGCTTAATAGGTCCGTGGAGGCCCGTGTGGACAAGCGTCCATGCATGGCGGACCTCAGGGATTCCGGCCAGATAGAACAGGATGCTGACGTAGTAATACTCATCTACCGTGATGAGGTGTACAATCCTCAGACATTATCACCGGGCGTTGCCGAGCTATTGATAGCCAAGCAACGCAACGGTGCTACTGGGGTTGCAGAAGTAGGATGGAATGCTAAGTACACGAAGTTTACTAATAGGTAGCCTGATTCTAGCGACTTCCACTGTGGCCTGCTCAACGAGCAGGTCGCAGTGGGATCGCACTGACAAAGCACTAGCCGCGGTCATGGTTGCCTGCCAAGCAGCAGACACGGCTACGACTTGGGTAGCACTTGACGATGGGCACACCGAAGCTAACCCCACGGTGCCAGAAAACAAAGCAGCTTTAGTCGGAGTAAAGATAGGAGCAAGTTTAATCATAGGGGGTATTGCATACGCAATGCCCAATCGCACTGCGCGAAGAGCCACCCTCGTGGTGGGTGCGCTAGCAGGGTGTGGCCCTGCGGCGTGGAACACTAAGGTTATAGTAGATGAATAGTAAGTTAAATAGCTTTGAAAGAAACAACCAAATCATAGAATACTTTGAGCCACCTAACGTGGCTAATTCTGAATACAGACAGGGCCATGAGTATTGGCCTAAGATGCCAACGATTAAAAGAATCCAGAAAGAAGCAGCCAAGGTAGGAGCTGAAGTAGTAATAAAAGAACAGGAGTATTTCACTAGACAGCGCCACGTTTACGTGGTAAGACACCCGGAGGGCATCACTTATCACAACACGGCTAAGGGCGTTCGTGATAGGATACTCTTGCTGAAGGCAATGAAAGAATACGATGAGTCTGTCTGAAACACAATATCACCGCCGCATGGCGGACAAAGGAGAATGGAAATCATGGGTGTATTTGATCGTACATCGGATGGAGGTGAATCCATCGAAGCCTATCTACAAGAACTCGATGAACTACAGGGTAGTGGCTACGCCGCCCGCAGATACCCTAGTAGAGTCATGTTCGGGACAATGGTATTTGACGACGACCAAGGGTATTCGGAAGATGCCGAAAGGATTCTCTCCCAGCTAGACGAAGAGGATCAGGACGATACCTCTCCCTCTTCCACTAAGGAGTAATCGGCATCTATTTCTAGTGCCCCGATCTTCTCTTGAATTGCTTCGAGCTTAGCTTTTAGCTCTGCCTCGTGAGCATCTAGCCTTGCATCCGAGTACGTCTGCTCCAGAATAACCGTAGGTTTCTGCTCTAGAATCTGACGTTTATCGAACATGATACCAGCAGCTACGGCAATCTGGGGTAGCGTTGACGAATCAATCTTTTCGTCAGTCATTGCATCAATCAACTTGTTAAACTTCTTGGTCAGCTTGTTAGATTCCTGTGACCTGATTGCTTCAATGACCTCGGGTGCAAGGTCGTACTCCCCGCGCCGCACCTTCTGTACAGTCTGCTTACTAAGGCCAGTACGCAAGATAATCTCACTCTGCTTAGCACCCTGCTCTGCCATGTAGGCAGCAACGCATTTGCGAAAGTGCAGACTATAGTTTTCCCGCTGCCCCGTCTTCGGGTTGATAGGGACAACGGACTCTGGCTGGCTGTACTTCTTATTCATTGTAATAGTCCATACTATTTATGTCCATGTACATAGGCTCGTGCTTACCGTACACAATAAACGTGCCCTTTGGGCAGTGCTTTGTCTTTAGGATAATGCTGCCGCATACATCCGTGTGCTTATTCTTCATAGGGTAATCAATATCGCTGAACGCTTTGACCCAGAAGTCCCAATCCTTATCGCTCACCATCGCAATGGTCGGGCGTGTAGCATTCCTTGCAGAAACAGGAGATCTTCTTTTCAATTGTTTTCTTTCCATCTTTATATACCCATACCATGTAAGGTGGTCTGTGCTCTTCGCTTATTTTTCTTTTAGCCATATCTCTTTAGAAGAAACTCTAAACTTAATTCCATGAGGTCGTAATCGCCTTGTCGTACTTCATGTTTATGTAGGCACCCTTGCCAGTGTGCATTTCCTTGAGGGCTGAGATAATCTTCGGAGTGTTGGTAGAAAGATCCCGCAATAATTCCTCTTCTACGTCCTCCGGGCACTTCTTTGATATGAGTATCAAGGCCCTGCTTGTGTCCTGCTGTTGCGGACATTCCGACGTTTTGGACTTGCGCTCTTGCGCTAGCCTGTCCTCGCTTGGAGTTTGTGACCCTGCCATTGCTATCCATGCAATAGTAGTGGCAGTACGATATTCCGTCAATGACTCTAGGTTTGAGGAATCCGTGAACGACAGTAGTCGGGTCGAACCACCTATGGGACAGGGAGATGGCTTCACCCAACTCCGGTTGCTCGTGCCTAGCCCGAGTGCAGCGGTGTTCATGGTTTCCATCAAAGAAATGAGACTCCGGCATATACTTTTTACGACGCCGAATAATTTTCCAAAACTCTCGCATAGCATAGTTACCACTACCTATGTCCCCCAATGAATTGTCTTCGCTGTCTACGCCTTTTAAGTAGGCAGTCTTCTCTGCTACTTTTTGAGCAGAGCTATCCCATGCCGATAGGGAAGGGAAGTCCCACCAGTCACCAAGGAACACGATAACATCTGGCTGCTTCTCGGCTGCATATCTAGCCGCTGCCAGAATGTGATCTATCGGAACCCCTTCCTTAATCTGCGTATCTGGAATAACCAGATGCGATCTGTATTTTTTCATCCCCACATTGTAGCATTACAGCTACGAACCCGTTAGGTAAAGGGGGCCGGGTGGAGGAGATCCCGACCCCCACCCAAACTAAAAATGCTTGGTCCCAGCTTTGATCGAACGACCGCTGTGGCGGTCCGTGTACGTACCGCCCTTAGCGGACGGAGGCGTGCCGCCGACGCGGATCACTCGACCGCTATGGCTGTCCGTGTGCGTGCCACCCTTAGAGGCAGGCGGCGCACCGCCTACACGGATCTGCTTGCCCGTGCCCTGCCCGTTACGGATGATCTTCTTGCTCGTGTCTCTGCATACCGACATATTAGTAACCCTTCTTCTTGGCGACCTTCTTAGCCACCTTCTTAGCCACCTTCCGCGCCACCTTCTTGGCGACCTTCTTGGCGACCTTCTTGCCAGCCTTGTCCGCAGACTTGCCCATCATCTTGGACTTCATCTTTGAAGCAGCGGTGGTGCTGCCAGCCTTGGACTTCTTATCGGAAGAACCGGTTCGCTCTTTAATGATCTTCTTGAGATCCTTCTTCTCTTTCTTGTTAGGTGTTGCCATCTTAAAAACCCTCTAGGACTTCCATCACACGGCGAAGAATGTCCGCCGCTCCCGTGAGCCAAGTAACCATCATAGCCACCGTGCCAGTAATCTTGCCAAATGTATCATTGTCGAATACGTCAATGATTCCCTTGAATGTATCCATTGCTTTCTCCTCAGCTTCCCTTCTTCCATTTCTTGGAAGAACTTTTTGTTTTAGAGGGCGACCACTTAACCTTGTCAGCCCAGTATGCCGCGCTCATTTTCCCCTTCTTGATGTTCTTGCCATGCCGAGACTTAAAAGCCTCACGCTGACCTACGGTCTGGTTAGTCTTGACTCCCTTCTGACCGAAGCGAATCAGCTTGACCTTGCCGCCTTCCTTGGCAAGAACGGCGTGACTTTTCTTGGGGTGAGAAGGTGTAGCCTTGGGCTTGTTGTACCCCGCAAACTTCTCACCTCTGTGCTCAATAGCCATTGTTACGCACCCGTCACTCGCATCTGAACTTCAAGTCCAGTCACATCCGTAGCGTCGTTGTTCGTGAACCGAAACTTGATAAACCGAGCAGGCAGTGGTGCAACCGCTTCTACATTAGTCTTGTCAGCAGCAATAGCACCTGCATCGCCAGTGTTCAGGTTTGTCAGGGAAATCCAATTACTGATACCAACCTCATCTGCCGTCATGCAAACTGCGTACTCTACCGCAATATCCGGTGCGCCACCGAAGCTAGCGGCCTTCCACGCCAGCGCATCAATGTCGCCACGCTTCAGGTCAATGCTAGGTGTAGTAACCGGACTACCATTGCTCAATGTACCCGACGGGAATAGCTGGTACCAACTATGTACCTTGTATGTGCTCATCTTATTCTCCTTCCTCCCTGTTGTTATCCAACAGGATCTGCAATATTTGTGCGACCTGAGCTTCAACCGCCCGGTCCCTTTTCTCGCCTTTCTTTATCGCTCTTTCAACGCCCTTGATCTGTTGGCCCTGCTTCCCGACCTCAACCTTGATCTCTCCGACGCCTTCCGTAATCTCTTTTACTTCTTGCTGAAGGGGCTCCATCGCCTGCACTTTAGTCTCCAGCCTACCAAAGACTACGGCTATGCCGATAAGAGCAGCTATAAACTGCCAGTGCCTAAAGACGTGGATGGCCCCGTGATTGTGCTCATCAGGCCCCATCCTTATCACCCCGGAATAGCTGGTACTCAGCCATCCTCCTATTAGATAGGCCCTGCGAGGGCACCTTCTTACCCTTGACGGTGATCTTATTCCACCAAGTCATGGCCTCTGCTGCCCCCCTCTTGTCGCCTCGGTTGAGACGCTTGAGTGCAGTAGATCGCCGGAACGCCGTAGCCCCAATGTTAAATACAAAGCTCGTAAGGGCATCAAACTCCTGCTGCTTGAGGCTTACCCTTACTAGATTATTAACCACTCTTTCGGCCCAAGCCACATCCTCAGCCAGAAGTCTCATTGCCCCTTCTTCACTGACTCCATACTTGAACCTGCCAATTGCCTTGTCAGATGCGGTAAGCAAATGACCGTACCCCACCGTCTTCAGGCCGGCCACGTCACGGTATATATCTGGGCCAAAACCTTCATGCTTACGAATCTGATTTAGCCCGTGCTCACTTAACCTCATTTCCTTCTCCTTGCCTTGCTTCTTGTTTCTTGAGATAATTAATCTTTTGCAAGAATTTGATACGCAAATTCTTACCTCTGGACATAGCAGATTTTTTTGACCTGTCCATTGTATCTCTTTCTGCCGACGTAAGGCCCATAGTCCCTCCAATTTTCCTGGCTGCACCATACTCCTTGTCGAGCTGAGCGATTCTGTTTGAGTGTCTAGCAATGTCATACTCAAGGCTAACAAGAGTATTCTCCAACTCTCTGCGACCGCCTTCAATTTTTTTGCCATGATTCATCAACCTCGATACAAAGTCTCTATTCTCCGCACTGAGTTTGTACTTGTACAAGCGATCCCACTCTACTTCCACCGGTCTAATTCCAGACACGAACCCAACTGCTGTATTAGCAAACTCGCGCCAATCTCCTTCCTCCGTTCCCTTCTTAAAGAACTCACTGAACCTGCGCTGCTCTGCTCCAACCATCCAAGGCGGAGTCTGAGTCTCGGCAATGTGAGTAGCCATCATCTGCATAGTTTCTTGTGCAGTCGGATTACTAGGAGTGATGGGTCTTTCACCCCTAGCCCCAAACGGAGTCATGTACGCAGGGTACCCCCTAGAATCGCGGCCCGTAGCTACTTTAATCATTAGCTCAGACATAGGAGTCTGGAACAAGAACTGTTCCTGACCCTCCTTTACTGGATTCTTTGCGTACCTCTCAAGGGACTGCACTGTATCCGACAAAGGCTGAATGTTTTGTATGTTTATTACATACAGTTTGCTACCAGTTGGAATCGGAACAGATGATTTTGCATAATCAGGCAGTAGTCCTCGTGCGAGATTCCAGTTGTATACCCACTCTCCATATTCCTCAAAGGCACCAACCTCATCGTCATCGTCGCCAAGCTTTGAAAGAATAGCCGCGACGGCCATACTAATTATACCGGAAGTAGCTGCAATCGTTGCGCCCTGAAGGAGCGCAAGCTTAATCGGATTGTGGATTGCAGCGTTAGCTATAATTGGTATGGTTGACAAATAGAAGGACTGAAACGCCGCAAAGAATCCGGTTGCTTCCATTGCCCTTTGTACTCGCGGATTGTTACCATATGTGGGGTAGCACATATTGCACCAGTTAGCTGCCTCGATGTCAGTCGCGCCCTGAGCACGCTCCTTGAAGTAAGTAGCCGCTCTAAAGAACTGGTCCTCCGCAATGTACAACTCCTGAATAGCTTCCCATCCAGCACTTACGGACTTCATTGTTTCCCTTATGTACTTTCGGTATGCACCAGCCCAAGACATTCCGTCCCTCACCGAAGACTCGACTTCTTTCACCAACTTCTCTAGCTGAGGGGAAATGTTCTGCTGGGTACCAAGTGCCCCCGAAGCAGCGAGTTCACCAAAGTCAGAACTGTTTCTGTTTCTAAGTGCAAACGTCGCCCTTCGGTAATACTCCCAGTTCCTAGGGTTAGTGATCGAAGTGTTCGCCAAGAAAGACAGGAACGCACCGCCGCCAATGTTTCTAGCGTGGGTTGCTGGGTTTCCTGCCGTCTGCATTTTCCTGTACGGCGAACCGACGTAATCGTTCATTATATCAAGAACGAAATTATTAAAGCCATGCTCAAAATCAACAAGGGCATCGTAGGTTTCATTGGTTACGTACATTCCTGCAAGTGGGCCGTACCGCAACTCCTTGGGTACCTGCTGAACAAATCCGTTGATGTGATCGTACTCGTCTACGGCGTAAACAGAGCCATCCGGCTTAACAAAATCTTTAACCGAAGACATGATTTCAAAATTAATAATCATCGACTGAAGATCGTGAACTGTCTTGTCAATTACCAAGCCGGGAGTCTTCTCTTCGCCAAGCAGTCTCCGTATGTATTCAGGGAGATTCTTTCTCTTGAGCAGTCTAGCTCTCCCGACATTAGGTCCAAGGAAGGAGGAGCCACTATGTCTCTCCGAATGCCGCCTAAGAAGTTGATCGACAGTAGCGACCGCCTGCTCTTCTTTCATTGACGGGTGATCTTTTAGCAAGCCTTGTATGGCATCGTTGATAAGATCAGGTCTAGTCTTTTTTACCAAGGCGGCGTACCCAGTAATGTAATCGGCCCTGTAGAATCTAGTAACGTATGTGCCAATATTGTCAGTGATGACCTGCTGTATGTGGGAGAATACTTCTTCATCCTCTTCAGTAGTCGGGTCAGCACTCGGGTCGCTCTCTGCCGCCTGCCTCTTAGACTCAAGAACCAAGTCCCTAATCTGCAAAGAGAGCTGGTCGATATAAGCCCTGACTCCTCGCACAGTGACAGCAAGCTGAGGATCAAGGTCAGTGCCATCAGACTTACCAATAAGCACGTCGTAAACCCTGCCCTGTACTTCCTCAGGGGTATCTTTAAGCAATCTACCCATCTCTTGTACGAGAGCAGATTCAGTTGCCAGAGACGCTAGTCTCTGCGGGTTCATCGTGTTGAGCATTCTAAGCAAATCACGTCCAGTAAAACCAGAGAAAGCAAACTGGCGAACAGCGTATCCAATCATCGGACTAAACCGTTCGTCAGCTTTGTCCAAGACTTCCAGCAAACCAGCCTTACCGTCTGATATTTTGCTTTCAATGAAAGCAGCAAAGTTGGGGAACGACGACTGAGGCTGAGGCAAATTCGCTGTCCTAGTGGCAGACTTATACTTACCCCTTACCCTCTTCAGGTAGGTGCTAGTCTCCTCAAAAGCCAATGCGTTATCCCCATCGAGGATTTTAGCAAGCCTTTCGCCTGGAGACTTAACCCCTTCACCGAACGGATATATTCTAGCCTGAAGCTCAGACGCCACTTCCTTCTTTCTCAACTTTAAGTCTTTGTCCAATCCGGGACCGGCTTCTAGCTCAGAAAGCTCAACAAGTTCTAGGCGCAGTTCACCTTCTGTCATGTCGAGAACATCGTCGTAACCTTCACCGAAGACAAGCAGCTCTGCCTCCCCTTCGTCATCCTCAATCGGATCAGGAAGATCAAGCTCCTCCTCTTCTCCGGGTAGGAACGCTTCGTCTTCGTCAATCACCCCTATTCTTTTGTATGATTCTATGTCTTCCAAGAGTTCAAAGTACGCCTCTTTCAACGTATCAATTTCCTCACGGAAAACAGGGTCGAGGGGTGCATTGGAATCAAACTGCTCAATCCAACCACCCTCTTCAGTAGTGGTGACGCCAAGCTGCTCTAGCTCCCATTTAATATCTGCAAGCTCTTTCTTGAGGTTTTCGACTACCTCTTCGACGGGGCGACCAACCCCTGCCTGAAGGAAACTAGGGGATGGAACTGTGGGCTGCGCCCCCTGAAGAGGCTCGGTTATAATCTCGTTAAGAATATTCTTAGGGGGCTCCAAGAGCCTGTACTCGTTTGCTAGAATAATATCTTCTATGGCCGCATCCCGCAAAGCTTTTTGCGCTTTCTTCCCTGGGTGTCGAGCCTTAAAGTCTAGAATCTCCCATTCAAGCTCAGCCGTATGATAAACCCAATCATTATAAGCCGCTAGATACTCCGGGTCATTTGACTCAGGTGCTTCCGCTTGGCTAGCCATGAAGTTTTCATAGAACTTGGCTCGCTGCTCGTCAGTAAAGTCTTCTAGGTATACCTCAGTAGCCTCCTCGACTTGCTGAGTGTAAGCCGTGTTTGGGGGTAGTCCTCCCGTTAGCTGTTCCCACTCCTCGTCGGATATTTCTTCGGTGCTAAGATCAAAGCCCCCCGCTTGAATGAATCCTGATCCTGTTGGCGCGTTCCTTGAAATCACCTCTTCCCATATGTACCGGTCGAACCCGGCTGCTTCAAGCGCATCCAAGTCCTGCTCGTGAGGATTAGTATAACTGCCCTCAGCGGTGAGCCTGTCTTGGATATTCCCAAGAGCCATCTCCGTCTTTGCAAGATCAACAGCGAGCGCACTCAACAGCTCAAGATGATCCTTGCCCTTTATGCGACGGCTATGCAAGCCATCGTTTCGACGTGTACCGGGCTTGGGGAAGGTCAGGTTTAGATCAGGGAGAGTGTAGTACGGCTCTTCCTCCTCCTCCGATTCGTCTTCTTCTTCCTCTTCTTCCTCGATAGTATCTTCAGGGATAAGCTCCTCACCCTCAGGGATGAACCCTTCTTCCTGAGCGCGACGAAGAATCTCTTCAATTTCCTGAAGCTCCAGCTCTAGCGATTCAAGTTCTTGGATTGCTTCGTCGGATTCATCCCCGCTCTCCTTAATGGCGGAGATTTCATCCATGACCTCTCGACCCTGCTGCCTCGTCACCTCGATCGCTTCACTCATATCAGTAGTATCGCGTTCGACTTCTGGTTCAACCGTGCTTTGAACCCCCTCGGTGGCATCTTCCTTTTCCGCTCTGAGCTTGTTGAGTTCAGCAACAGCGTCTTCGTATTCGGTATCGTACCTTTCCACCGCGTCCAAGAGACCTGCCCACTCCACTATTTGAGCGTTGGTGTACAGCTCGTTCCACCTGTCCAAGAGTTCTTGGTCCCTCACATTGGCCGGTCGTAATATAAGGGCTCTAATTTCGTCATCGTTGAAGCCGTCCTCTTCGAGTTTTTCCTCGATAGGGTTAAATTCTGCATCAGCATCGGCAACGTTTTGCAAAGCCTCCTGAACTTTTTCTTCAGCCTGCCTGATAGCCTCGTCTATTTCAACCGGAGCGGGAGTCGCCTCTGGCGTAGGCGTAGAGGCTGGCGGAGGAAGAGGGGGCAGGTTACTAGGCTTGTTAGTAGACTGCGATACGACTTCCTCTTCTGCCGCAACGTCTGCTTCACGCGCTTTAACAAGATTGTCATAGAACCTTACCCTCTGTACTGGAGAGAACTGCTCCTTGAATCTCTCGGCAAGAGCCTGCATATTTTGCCAATAATCTCTAGCTCTATCTTGACTTGTAGTGTTGTCATACAACCCAACTTCAATAGTTTTAGTCTTTAAGAATTGGTCTTCCTCCCCCTGCCCGAAAGCAAGAATAAGATCTTCCAAGGCTTCGGCTGGATAACCCAAATCTAGCAGCATCTCAACGTCAGCTTCGTGATCCAGCTCTTGCGGCTTGCTGGCAGGAGTCTTTGAAGACTCCAAGGTATCAACCACGTCCTGTTGAATACTCTCATCTATATTGTTGTCTTCGGCTTCCTCAACGTACTCAACAACATCTCCAGTCAAGACTGCTTCGTTCTGCTCAATTTCTACTGGAGTTGGAGGCGTCTGCGGTAATATGCTATTCCCATCAAAATCCTGAACTGCAATAATATCAAGATCAAGTGGGTTAAAGATGGTAACTGAATTGATGACTCCACCGATACCCGCGTCCCGTATGCGTTGCATTTCTCTGTCAGGGACACGAACGTCCAGCCCATGAATGTTATAAAAATCAAGCCTTGATCTCCACCCCTTAGTCATTTCTAATGACTGCCTTGCAGTGGCAATCAACTGAGATCGTTTAGCTTCAATCTCTTCACGGGACATACCACGAGCTTCGTTTTCATGCTCTTCAGGAAAGAGGTATAAGCCTAGGTCGGTGTCATTCCCCTCCTCGAAAACTCTTTCGTTGGCTTCTTGGCGAGTAAAACCCTGACCTTCATAGTACGTAAGCCTGTCGATGATTGGCAATATATATTGATTGCTCTGTAGCTCCATCTCCCAAAACTGATGCCATGATATTTGACTGTCGGTAGCAAGACGAGCAATGTAATCTAAGTCTTCGAGTTTTCTAATTTTGTAAAGGCTCTTCCCCTTCTTCAAAATGGCTTCTACGAATCCTTCATAATTACTCATCCAGAAATTACCAAGCCACTGCTCTGATTCTGGCGTACCAGCAATCGTAAGGTAAACTGAAGTTGACCCTAGATTAGTAAAGTCATATACTCGCCTGCCTGCTCCCAGCGAAAACT